TTGGTGCCATGTCTTTCTTACCGAACACTTTCGAGTCCATAATAGGAGCTGTGGACTTGATAGTCGAGTTCCTAGCTAGTTTTTCCATCAATGATGACATTATAATTCTCCATAGTTTAAATTTTGTTGTACTGAGACCATTATAACACTAACCGTTATATATGTCAAACAATTTCTGCTCGAACTGGTCGATTTTTGCAGTGCGGTTAGGCCAAAGAATGTACTCTTTCTCTGGGTTAGCTTTGAGGTTACTGAGTAGTGGAGTGATTGCATTGTACAATCTATCCAGTTTACCTTGTGCATCCTCTGCTGTGTGATTCAGATCAGTTAGATCCGATTGTGCTTTTTGAACTATCTCTAGTTCTGTTTCATCAACGGCAGTAAAGCCGAAATCAAATATATCGTCTGTCATGAGAAAAATCCCTCCAAGGAGTTTATGTGTTCTAGTTCCCAATTGATAGCATCAGATACCATCTTCAGCGGTTCTTTGAACGTCTTGTTAAATTGAGTTTCATAATCAATATCAGCATCTAGACCAAACTCTTTTGGCAAAAACTGTGGGAAAGATATTACATTCTCCATCACAGGATTTGGCATCTTCATATAACAAAACTTGACTTTACTACCATTCTTGACTTCTTCCATCGATAGTCCGTGCTTCTTCAACTTCATATTAAAGAGTAATGCGCCTCTGACATGAATAGGAGTACCCTTCTTATAGATGGTATTCTTGTCTCTCCACTTTTCAATGTCACTCACACCACGAGGAAATGATACATCTTCTGGTGGTAAAGATTTAAACTCTTCATAGAAGTTTTTCACAAATGCTTGCAATTCTTTCTCTGTAGAGTTCAGCATAATTCGATATGCTTTTACAAATTTGTCACGGACTACTTGTGGCGTAGAAGACTTAACAGCCTCAATGCCCATGATCTTGAGTTTAGGTTCGGCGTACTGAACGCCTTCATTATTATGTACGTTAAGTATATAGCGTTTCTTTGCCATCCATATACCCTTATCTGCGATAGCCTCACGTGCCATAACCATACGATTGTCGTATGCATTCATATTGTCAAACATTCTAGCATACGCTTTCTCTAGAATAGGTACAATCTTTTGCTCACATGCTTGATCGATGAACTTTACTGGATCTTTAGGCTTCACTGCATCGACAAGAGGTCCCATGTTAACATACAACGAGTCAGTGTCCATAGCAATAACGTAATCATCATCATCAGACTTCAATATATTGTTCATCGCAGTATTCATGGCTTGCTCTGCCCATTTGATCGATAGCTGACCAGATAGAGTGATACCTTCTGCAATAACCATTTCGAAATAGCGAAAGTATTGATTGCCTAAAGCACCATAAAGCGAGTTGAGCAAAATCTTAATAGCCTGCTGAGTGTTCTCAAGTCTATTTATTTCTCGTTTGAGTTCGGCAGTATTAGCATTCTCATTCTCTTGCTTAAGTCGAAGCATCTCTTTCTTGATAACAGCACGTTCTTCATACAGACCAATAATGATAGTCGGGAAAACACCACGCTTCTCTTTACTGTACATAGAACCATTTGCCGCAACAGAAAGATTGCGCTGTCTTGGCTCATCTGTCACTGCATTCTTAAGATAGTGATCAACGCCACTAACAGTGAAATCATCACCACCACGTATTAAGGTTTCTGGTGACATGTTGTACTGTACAATAAGATTTGGATATAGAGAGTTCAAATCGAATGAAGTTACCCACTCAGTCATACCGACTTTAGGCTCTTTCACATAGCCACCAGGATACGGGTCTTTGTGTTTACGAACAGCTGGTGGTACTGCAATCTTAAGGTCATGCAAGTATCGATATATGATTGAATCCCAGATGCCAGTAGTACCGAACGCATCGTTATAATTCACACCGCCCTTGTATGCCACAATCAATGCTAGATCCATTAAGCCAGTTTGCTTGTCAATCTGATCTACTACCTGAACGTCACGAATGTTATAGTCGATGAACTTCTGGTGATTGGCTTTGTATAGACCGTGTAAAGAACCATACTCAGAATACGACAACTTCTTAGTGCCGAGAACTACAGAGGCAATGTTGTCTAGTGCATAAGATGCTTGAGTGCCATACGTGAAACCAAACTTTTGAAATAGATCGTAATAATCGACTTGCTGGACACCATAGATTTCGTATGCGTCCATCTCTTTACCCTTGATGCCAATCTTACGATACTTAGTGATGCCGAACGGAGAGAACTGCTTTGCTACTTTGTCACCAAGTATGCGAATAGTACGATTGATCATATAAGGAACATCGAATAGACGAATATTCCAACCAGTCAAAATATCGGGACAGTTGGCATGCCAGTATGTAAGAAACTTCAACATCAAGTCTTCTTCATCTACACAATGGCGGTACTGAATCATACAGCCATCCATGTCAAGTTCACAGTCTTCTAGACGCCATTCACCAAGACCCCAAACGTGATAAACTTTAGACTTACTGCTCTTGTATGCGATTGAGATGATAGGATGATTAGCTTCACCAGGCTCTGGGAAACCAGCATCTGATGCAACCTCGATATCAATATTACCAACCTCGATACGTTTTAGATCATATTTGATTTGACCAGGAAACTTATCTTGGATGAATTGAGCGACAAAGTTGTTATTGCCATATATCTTAAAGTTATCTACGTTCTCATACTTCTTGACGAATTCAGTCGCTTCTTGCATAGAATCAAGTTGAATTGGATCAACTGTAACACCGTCGAAAGATTTCCAACCACTCTCATTTTTCGAAGATTTAAGATACATCGTTGGTTTGAATGGTATCTTCTTCTGAATTCGACCACCATCATCCGTGTAACCACGAAAAAGAATGTTACTGCCGTATCGATTTACGCATGTGTAAAAGCTCATATTACCTCTGATCTGTTTCTTATAATGTACATTGTATCACACCAGATACATTCTGTCAAGACTGTATTTCTGCATCCCAATCTCCAAATACTGTAGGAGATTGTACTGCCGCCTTGTCCATATAATACTCGCCTGGATAGTGTTTTAGGCAACGATATGCTTCTTTGCGTATAACGCTAGGTACTCTAGGAGTTTTCTTCGGATCCATCAAATCCACTAAAAATTGTCTTGTGTTGTTTACAGCCCACCGGCGTTCATTAGGCATCGTCATTAGTCAGTCCTAGTTCCAAAACCATAGTCAATTACAACAGGAAATCTTGGCACACCATCAGGCGTAAGACCAAAGTATCTCAGTGTAGCCCATGTTGGCGTATCGCCAACTTCCCACAACTCTTTTAAAACTTCTTGCTTGCCTCTAACTCCAGCTCCACAAGTTGCACCATTTGGCAGAGTAAGAGCAAAATGCTTTACATGACCTGCCCAGTTGCCTTGACCCTCAAGCATAGAGACCACTTGAAACTCTTCAGTGATAAACTGTTTACGCTTTAAGAGGTTGTTACTTCTCTTGTTCTCGTAAGGAGTGTTGTTTCTTACCATCTGACCTTCGTAGCCATCTGTCATGTAAGAACTGTAGAACTCGTCAAGTTGTTCTTGTGTTTGTGCGAAGTCAGTTTGAACTATCTTTACAACAGCACTCTTTGCTCCGTAAGCCAGTTTAATTCTGTCGATAAACAACATATTCTCTACGTAGCAATCGTACACGTGGTACTGAACAAGAGATGCAGACTCGGCAATACTTTCAGGAGTCGCATTCAACTTTCTTACAAGACTGGTGATCTTGTTAAAGTCTTCTTTAAGTTCATGGTTGTATAGTTCGCCATCTAAGACGATACCAGGATTTGCTTCAATGAATGGCTTCACTGATTCCCAGATATGTGGACAACTAGTAATTTCTTTGCCTGCTCTAGTCCACAATCCAGATGAGTTTGCTATACATCTGATGCCGTCTAGTTTAGGTTGACTCCAGCCCTCTGATTGAGGACGTTTAGTGTAGTCACCTGCAAGCATAGGCTTAAACTTTTCGTAAGTGTCAATTAGCTTGATGTCAGAGAAGTATTCTTTCTCAGTCTTCTTATCCCAATTTGCTTGGGCTTCTGCTAAGGCTTGAGTGATATTGGTCGTTGCGTTGACCTTTCCAACGTTTTTTGGTGTGGATAGTTTCCATCCAGAGGTCACTAACTGACCCTCTTGTATGCCTGCAACTGATCTAGTGCCTGCGGTGGTTTCATCATCATAACCATACTCAATGGTCAGAACTCTTACTTTACCTTTAGTATCACGCTTATAGAGCGTAGGTAGTGCGATCACATTTTTCATATTATATCTCCAATTAGAACGTGTAGTATAACACGGCATAGACCAATTGTCAAGCATTATTTTAAGTATTACCAGCCTGTTTTGATCCTCGTATCAAACTGATATTGTTTACACTCTTTAATGGTGGCAGAAACGCCCTCATCTATCTCTTTCTGACACAGTTTATTTAATTTCGAATTGCCTTCAACTGCGCTGATAGTGCCTATTGCTACTATTACCCAAAACACAATACTCATACTTTACTCCTTTTATAAATGTAAAAATGCGGAGGTCTAAGGACTTCCGCATTACAGACCGTTAATAGTTCTTAGGATATGCTACTTAGGCAAGTAGCTATTACAAAGACACATAATCCACTTAATGCGAATTGGGCAACTGCATCGCAGAATGTGCCATCGCAACTCTTTAGAAAAGAGATTGCCTTATTCATCAGCTTTTGGCTCCTGTACAAAATTTAAGATTAAAGGGTGAGACCTAAGCCTCACCCCAATTACACTACTCTTGAAGTAGTTCCTTTTCTCCAGAATAAAGTTTCTGCCCAATCTTAATTTTCTTAGGCTTTTGTTCTTCTGGAATGACGTTCTCTAACAAGATACGAAGCATACCATTCTCAAGTCCTGCGTCTTTTACAATTACTGTTTCAGCAAGTGTAAATGTTCTCGTAAATGCCCGAGCCGCAATACCTCTGTGAATGTACTCTTTATCGGTAGAGTCCTCAACCTTTCCTTCAACTGTTAGAATACCTTCTTTGACTTGAATGTCAAGGGAGTCATCGGTAAATCCAGCGACTGCCATTTCAACGATGTACGTTGTATCACTCTCTTTCGTGATATTATATGGCGGATACTTTTGCGTACCTCTATCAGTTGGTTGATGCATCGCTTGGATGCGTTCAAAGATTCTATCGAATCCCACGGTTGTAAATGGATCGTACTGTGTTTGCATATAAGTCATATTGACCTCCTGTTAAGCAAGGGTTATTGTTATGTGTCCCCTAAGGCGACACACATATATTTATACATGATGTATGGTAATGTTCTTAAAAAAACTTATGACTTTTAGTAATATGTCGTATTACGTTTTGTCATAGTTGTTCATGATGGATGAGTATATTAGTTGTCGATTCCAGTTCTCATCTGAAGGAAGAGTATAACTGAAACTGTA